TATCGCTAAATACAACCAATTGCTTCGTATCGAAGATCAACTTGGTGAAGTAGCTGAATACCGTGGATTGAAATCATTCTACAACTTGAAAAAATAATCGTTGATTTAACAACGTTTTAAGCCCCTCGGATTTTATCCGAAGGGCTTTTTCTTTATTCAGGGGGCATAAAAGGGGCAAAACTTTTATAAAATATTCTTCATCACTTTATCAAGTACATTGATTGCTTCATCTTTCATGTTTTTTGTAACGTGAGTATAGATGGAAGTGGTAACCTCTGAATCAGAATGACCAACACGATCCATAATCGTTTTGAGAGGGATTTTATTTTCTGCTAAGATGCTGATTGTAGTATGTCTGAAGATATGAGGTGATAGATGTTTAGGAATTGGCCTTTTAAGGCGCTCATTTGCTCTTTGAAGTGACTTGCTTAGAATAGAACTATGGATTGGCTTTCCAGTGTTTGTGACAAATATACGGTCACTCTTAAACCAATTTGGATCAGTGTTTTCACTAAGCTGGTTCAGTTCAATCATCTGATCAAGAATTTCAATCTCTCTTTTCGTTAAGTGTGTAGTCCGAAAACTTGCAAAGGTTTTAGGTCCATCATCGTCTGGTATGTATCGATTAAATGTAGTATGAATATCCAAAGTCTTACTCTCTTTATGATATTTATCTAGTGTAAGACCAGCCAATTCACCGACACGACATCCGTTTAAAATCATAAACTCACACGCTAGAGCATATCTCAGAGTAATATCTTTTCGATAGAGTTCCTTCAAGATCGCTTTATATTCCTTTGGTTCCAGGTATTTGTCTTTGGCATTTTTAATCTGTTGTAAACTTTGTTTTTTTCTAGGCAGCTTTGCTTTTCTAGCTGGATTGTTCTCAATAAATCCTTGGTCAATAGCGTAGTCAAAGAAGACATTTAAGATTGATTTGACACGGTACTTTTGAGTGTAAGTCCATTCTTCAGTATCAAGTAACCTCTGAATCAATCGTACATCCATATTTTCTATCTTAGTGCCTTTTTCAACCTTGTCTAATATTCTATTATAGGTCGCTAACATAGTTTTATATGTGCTTAGTTTTATTTGTTTCCGATGAAACTCCCACCACTCTGAAAAAACTGTATGAAAGAGTGCAGAAGAAGTGGTCAGTTTTTGTAGTACATTTTCTATTTTATCATCTAGTAATTTCTGAGCTTCCTTCTTCGCTCTGGCTGATCCAGAGGCAAGGGTAACAGATACCCTCTTCCATTTTTCAGTATACGGGTCTTTGTATCTCTCAAAAAATTTATACTTTCCATTCGGAAGTTCTTCCATCCACATTGCTTTTTCCCTCATTTCTTGGTAAAATGAGTATAGTAAAGAGGGCTTTTTAATGCCATTCTTTTCTATACAGTACATCCTCACATCTTTGCTTGCAGGCGAGTGTGGGGATTTTTTTTATAGTATTGTCGATAAAAAGTTATATAAAATAACCATCATGACTATGAATACGATAATTGAGACACAACCACAACCAAATAGACAACCTTCATCTGATCCGAAACCAAAAGTTACTTTGTTATAAAGACTGTTGTATGCTGCACGTTTTGGGTCTTTAACCCAACCAATACCTTTTTGTCCATAAAGTGGTGATGTACTTGTTTTTATTTTTCGGTTTATAGCACCAGTTGTGCGTGCCGATATTCTCTTTTTTATATTTGGTGTTCGAGGTCCTATTTTCATAATTTTAATTCCTCTTTTTCTAAATCCCAATTTTTAAGCAATCCTTGAAAGAAGTAGCTTGATTTTCCACCACAATCAGGACAGTAACGAGAATTACCAGACAGAGTTTTTTTACATCCATTTTCTAAGTAATGTTCAATTGCTATCATGTAACCAAATTGATCGTAGTTGTTTTCATAATGGCCAACACAAATATTCCTTGTGTATATCCCGCAAATGTTACAGTATTTGTTATAGTCCAACTCTTCATTTCCGCACCGTGGGCATGCCGATGGGTATCCAGTCAAATCTAATTCATATTTGGGGTATCTCATACGTTCTTTTTCTTTCTCTCTATTTTCTAAATAAGCTTCTAATGTCGTTGTTCCTTTTGGTTGTTGAGCAGAACAGATATGACAGTATCTTGAATTTCTATCTATTTTGCTGCAACAAGTTCTGCAAATTCTGGTACTTTTACTTGTAGTGATATACCTAGAAAATTTCTTTTCAACCTCATGACCATCTTTTACCAATCCAAAAGTTTGCATAGATTTCAGATTTTCAATGACATAATTTGCAACAGAAAATGAAACTTGGAAAACATTTTGGATGAATTGGTCATTCATAGAACGAAAGAACATCACATAATTTCCAAGGATTGGAAACGGCACTAATAAATGCTTAGCAAAAAAGTTTGCTTCTTTTTCAAATACATTATATTCATCTTCAGTCAAAGTGTAACGAGATAAAGATGTTTTATCACTCACTTCGTTATGTTTTAAAATATAATGTCCTAATTCGTGAGCGATTGTAAAACGAATACGTTCTTTATTATCAATAGTATCATTGTATAGCAAGATATATGTTTGTGTATCGGTTTTGTACCACAATGCGCCATCTTCACTATTTAAAAATTGGTAAACTTCATTAATATCCAAATCGTTTTCTTTTGCAAAGGTGCTATATTTCATAAGATGAAGATTATCAAGTTGTGAAATAATATGGAGTAGGTCAATTGGCAATTTACCATTTGTGTATTGGTTAAGAAAACTATATGCTATATTTTTTAATTTTTCGTAATCGATATCCCTAGAAATCGTGGTCGTTTTCGCCACCTCCATTCGAAATATTTTGGAAAGTTATCTCCATAATTTTGAGCAAACGTTCTTGATCAGTAACACTTAATTTTTTTGCTTTACGTTGAATTGTTTTAAATGTGGAACTTTCTTCTTCAATTTCAGAGGAAGGATTTGTTAAATCTGTAGACATTAATTTTGATAATGAAACACCAAAAATTTTTGCTATATCATTAAGAACTCCAGCTTTAGGAGTATATTTTCCTTTTTCCCATTCACTAATTGAAGATGAACTTTTTCTACCTAACCTCGTTGCAAGATCTATTTGTTCGAGGCCATGTTTTTGGCGAAGAAATTTTAAATTTGTTGCGAAATAATTTCTTTCTTCTGTCATTGTTGTGGTCTCCTTCTTAATTTCTTTCCTATATAATATCACTTTTTCCGAATTATGTAAAACGAAAAGAGAAAAAAATTTCTAAAAAAATGAAATAAAACTCTTGACATCGGAAAAACCGAAGTGTATAATGAATATATAAATCATGAAAGGAGATATGTATGACAAGTACATTAAAAGTTCTACGTCGTTTCCGAAACAAAACTCAACAGGAGTTATCTGAAGAAACAGGCATTACTGCAAGAACTATCCAAAGATACGAATCTAGTCCTACTAATCTAAGAAGTGCTAGTTATAAGAATCTTGTACTACTTGCAAAAGCCTTGAACGTCACTGTTGACGATTTTTTCTTGGACAACGTTTCGGAATTTCTGAAATTACCGAATTAGAAAGGAATAACATGGAAATAACTATTATTAACGAGCAGGAAGTTCTCGGTAAACACTTTACGGTATACGGTACAGCAGATGAACCTCTTTTTCTCGCAAAAGATGTGGCAGAGTGGATTGAATATGATTTGTCTAGTGTAAATAAAATGCTGGATAAAATCGATGAAGATGAGAAGCTGGTCGGAACATTATTCCGTTCAGGTCAAAATAGATAGGTATGGTTCTTGACAGAGAATGGTCTCTATGAAGTTCTTATGCAATCTCGTAAGCCACTGGCTAAAGAGTTCAAAAAGAAAGTCAAAGAAATCTTGAAATCGATTCGTAAGCATGGTTTGTATGCTATTGATGATTTGTTGGACAATCCTGATATGGCAATCGCAGCACTTCAAAAACTCAAAGAAGAACGTCAATTACGTTTACAAGCACAAGAAGAAGTGGCTCAAAAGAATCAAATTATCCAAGAACTACAACCGAAAGCAACATACTACGACTTGGTCTTGCAAAATAAAACACTTGTACCGATTTCAGTAATCGCTAAAGATTACGGGATGAGTGCTACGAAGTTGAATAAAATCTTGCATGAACTTAAAGTACAGTACAAACAAGGAAGAACTTGGCTTTTATATCAGAAGTACGCTAGTAAAGGTTACACTCAATCAAAAACTCATACAATCGATGCAGATTATAGCAAGATGCATACATACTGGACTCAAAAAGGGCGATTGTTTCTTTATGATCTTCTAAAAAACAAAAAAGGAATTTTGCCATTGATTGAGCAACAAGATGTGGCTTAATTCAAAAAAAAGCACCTAACAGAAGTCAGGCGCTTACTAAAATAACTAACTGAATTATATCACAAAAAGAAAGGAAAAGCTATGGAAATTACCTACAAGCCAGTAGGAATAAATGAAAAAGCTACTCATGGTGATTATGAACATCTTTGCCAGATGTGGGAAGGGTTGACAGTATCAACTCTCAAAACATGGGCGAAAGAAATGCGAGATCATCCAGATTTTAAACAATTTATTGACAATCCAACTCACAAGCTAGTGTTTATCAATTATGAAGGTTTCCGATTATTTGTTAAATGGAAAAGCAGAAATCGATATCGAACAAAAAAAGAAACACTATCAGAAATGTTGGAGAATTTAAAGAAAGAAAAACAATTCGGAGTTTCAGCATGAAGTTATTAGACAAAATGACAAAATGGTTTTTTAACAATAAACCTAAAGAAAAAAATATTGATTGGAAAGAAACTGCACTTCTTTTTTCAGAAGAAAATATACAGTTAAGAAAACAACTTAGATACTGGATACAAGCATACTCAGACCAAAAGAAAATAAATAAAATTAATGAGGGTAAAGAGAAATGGCAGAACCAACTTTAGCAAGCCAATTTTTAGGAATTGCAACAATCATGACTTGTTTGTTTATCGCATTGCTTTTGATTGCATATAGCGAGCAAAAAGAAAAACGACAAAAAGAAGAACAAGAAAAACTGGATCAAGCAATTATTGAAGTTTATCAGCAAGGCAGAAAGCAATTTAATAATATTGCTAGACAAAACATCAGAAATTGCGACAGAAAATTCACGTTTGACACACAAGCGCCGGTTGGCTTACGTCCGGAATTGTTAGGACTACCACAACCAAAGGAGTAAGAAGATGAAAAAATATGAGTTATTAGTAGATGATACAGTTACATTTTTGGGAGTGCAACTATTCAGAATTAAAGCCTTAATTTCATTCAGTAGTATTGAAAAAGGAGAATTAGGCGGATATGTTGCGAGCGAAAAAAATTTAAGTCAATACGGCAACGCTTGGGTATCCGGCAACGCTAGGGTATCCGGCAACGCTTGGGTATCCGGCAACGCTTGGGTATCCGGCAACGCTTTGGTATACGGCAACGCTAGGGTATCCGGCAACGCTAGGGGATCCGGCAACGCTAGGGGATA